GAACTGGAATTTTTAATCGGTTGACAGCCCATTTATTTGGTGCTATACTATTAAAACTGTAACAAACGACACGGAGAAACAAATGGCTCAAATTCGCATCGTCAACGGTACTTATCGTAACAAGAGTGTGGCTGGGCAAGTGTTTGAGCTTGTTAGCCAATTCCAAAAGACTGCCAAGAGTGCGTTCGTTACTGTTCGCAATTCTGGACAGTTTCCTGGCTTCCCCGAGACCATTCGCGTCAATGTAGAAGGTCCGCAAGACTATCAGTTCACCGGCGATGCTCCGGCATCTGTTCCGACTGCTCCAGTGGTCGAAGCAGTAGTCGAAACTGACGAAGAAGCGATTGCTCGTATCCGTGAGCGTTTCGAAATTCTTACAGATATGACCAAGGCTGCTACTAGCGGCGATATCCGTGCTATGATTGTTTCGGGTCCCCCCGGAGTTGGCAAGAGCCACGGTGTTGAGCAAGAAATCGAAAAGGCCTGCCTGTTCGACAAGATTGCCGGCAAGCGTCTCCGTGCCGAAGTGGTCAAAGGTTCGGCTACTCCGATCGGTCTGTACCAAACCCTGTACAAGTATTCGGATGCCAATTGCGTGGTAGTGTTTGATGACTGCGACAGCATTCTGCTCGACGACGTGTCGTTGAACTTGCTCAAAGGTGCTCTTGATTCAGGCAAGAAGCGTAAGATTAGTTGGCTGTCAGAGAGCAGCACCCTGCGTCGCGAAGGCATTCCCGATCAGTTTGAATTCAAAGGTTCGGTGATCTTCATTACGAATCTTAAGTTCGATCAGATGAAGTCGCAGAAACTTCGTGACCATTTGGATGCACTGCAGAGCCGTTGCCACTATCTGGATCTTACGCTGGACACTATGCGTGACAAGATCCTCCGTATTCGGCAGATTGCCGGAGATGGTCAACTGTTTAACGACTATGGCTTCAGCCAAGAAGAACAGAACGAAATTCTTGACTTCATGAACGAACGTCAGAATCAACTTCGCGAAATGAGCCTGCGTATGGCATTGAAGATTGCAGATCTGCGTAAGAGCTTTCCGCTCCGTTGGAAAGTAATGGCTCAGACTACTTGCATGAAGCCTGCTGCCTAAACGGAATCCGTGTTGTACTTTATACCGGCTTCGGCCGGTATTTTTTTGACTTTTGTTCTAGCGTGATGCTATACTAGACCTATGCTTACATATCTTGAAGATTTTATAGAGTACATCGGTGGTGTTAAAGATGCTACCGGAAGATTAACTAATTATACTCAACCGGTTGTACGTCTGGCCAACTACGATGTAGGAATAGTAAACAGTCTATCGATGCAGACATCAACTGGTACTCCTTTCACTGATCGTCAGTGTCAATTGGCCACAAAGATTGTCATCAAGTACAGAAAACAATTAGCAGTCAACGGTATTGTATTGCCCGAACACTTGCCATTACGTATGCCGATTCGAGAAGTTGATCGATCCAGCTACATGACTCTGTCAGAAGATCGTAAAGATCTGTATCTTCGATTTCCTTACTCGGCCACATTAATCGATTCAATAAGACAGTTTGGATATCTTAGTTGTGGTCGAGTCGAATTCAACAGAGAGAAAAGACAATGGGAGATAGGCGTAAGTGTGCCAAATTTGGTCTATATGTTACAGTGGGCTGAAAAGCATGAATTTGAAATTCGATTCGACAGCGATCAACTATTGAATGAATTGTATCAAGACTACTGTATACCAACACTGAAGTTTGATGCCGATCAAAATATCTTTGCACTAGACGGAAACTATTCCAGCATCGATTTGGATCAACTCAATCAACTGCCTAATTTTCTACAAGTTCTGACTCTTGTTAGTCAGTGGCAAATTAATGTAGATGATTCTGTTATACAGCAGGCTCGACGTCATGGACATTCGGAACAGGCTATACAATGGTCAATGAAACGTTTAATTCATGTAAGACCTAACGATGTCGATCTACAGGATTTTTTTGCCTGGGTAAATACAACTGATCTATGGCCAGTGATTTGGCATTCGCAACAGGACAGTGACATTGATTATTTAAAGAATCATATTGGACAAGATCGTGTTGTGCATTTTACTGGCCGCAGATCGCTGTCACGGCGTGATCCCTGTAAAGAAAAATTGGTATTGTTTACTACAGCATTGACACAAAAAAATATGGACAAGGCTGGAGTTTTGATTACCAGGGAAAGTATTCTATATCAGATCAAACACCATTGGAGTCATAAAGCTGATAAAATTGTATATTGGGGAGATAAAATTTTGAGTGAGGTTATAACATGACCACTGCCACACTAATTATCAAAGATGAAGTAAATGTTAAAATTGTTGGGTTGGATGCTGAAACGAGAAGGTTCCTAAACAATAAATTTAAATTTGAAAAACCTGGATCAAGACACATACCTGCAGTTCGTCTGGGTAGATGGGATGGAAAAATTTCATTTTTTCAGATGGGGGGCAGTACTTTTATTAATTTGTTGCCCGAGATTTTACCCATATTGGATAGCTATGGTTATGACATAGAGGTAGATGATCAACGACAATACTCTACATCCTTTAACTTAGAACCAGTGACTGAGGATTGGCTAAGTGCATATCAATGGCCGACTGGGCATCCATTGGCCGGGCAGCCCATTGCTTTGCGCGATTATCAAGTATCGGCTATTAATGAATTTCTTGCCAATCCTCAATCTATACAATGTATTGCCACTGGCGCAGGTAAAAGTATTTTAACTGCAGTACTGAGTAAAAAAGCAGATCTCTATGGTAGAAGTATTTTGATTGTGCCGAGCAAAAGTTTGGTCACCCAGACAGAAGAAGACTACATCAATGTAGGATTGGATGTCGGTGTAGTTTATGGTGATAGGAAAGAGCTAAACAAGCGACACACAATCTGTACCTGGCAAAGTTTAAATTCTTTGCAAAAAGAAAAGCCCGAAGCATTGGCAGACATTGTTGACGGCGTAGTCTGTATTATTGTGGATGAATGTCACACACTAAAGGCCGACAAATTAAAAGGTCTTCTTACTGAGGTGTTGGCAAGTGTGCCGTTGAGGTGGGCTGTGTCGGGCACGATTCCCAAAGAGGAACATGATTGGCGCTGTCTGCAGGTCAGTGTAGGTGATGTGATCAACAAGATCAGCGCCGCTGAATTACAAGAAAAAGGAGTATTGGCTGACTGTACAGTAAATATTTTACAGTTAAAGGACTATAAGGAATTTCGAAGCTATCAAGAAGAGTTGAAATATTTGCTAGACACTGATCAACGTCTGGAATACTTGGCTAAAATGGTTCGAAATTTAGATGGCAATACACTGGTGCTAATTGATCGAGTAGATCCAGGAAAAAAACTAACCGAATTCATCCCGGGCGCTACGTTCCTGAGTGGCAGTACCAAAGCCAAGCAAAGAAAGGAGCAGTATGTTGAAGTCAATTTCAGTGACAACAAGATTCTTGTGGCCACCTACGGTATTGCTGCAGTGGGCATCAACATTACCAAACTACACAATCTGGTCCTAATCGAACCGGGCAAAAGTTTTGTAAGAGTGATTCAAAGTATCGGTAGAGGATTACGCAAAGGATTTGATAAAGAACGAGTAGAGATCTGGGACATTACCAGCACTTGCAAGTTTAGCAAACGTCATCTCACTAAACGTAAACAGTACTATGCTGAAGCAGACTATCCGTATAGTGTTGAAAAAGTTGACTGGCAGTAGTATAATAACATTATGAATATATTAACATTAAACAATCACAGTTTTAATCTCAATGAGATCCCTGAACAGGTCGAGGATCTAAGATTTTGTATCTTAGACAACAGTAATTACAAAGATCCAGATTTCTTTTTCATACCCTTGATCTTTCTTGAAAGTTTTAACAGTCCGGCATTGGTATTGCAAATCGGCTCGTATAAAATCACAATGCCAGTGGACTGGCATATTTTAATCGGAGAACCGGACCAAGGTGATCTAGAAGTAGTGCCTTTGACTGCAGTGAACGATCGAGGATTCAATGCTTTTATTTTTAATCCGTTGAGCAGTTTTAGGCCCGAATTTCATAAAATTGAAGTGGTAGATATCTATCAAGACATGAAATGGTTTGTGCCAAAGCTAAAACCCAATCAACTGTTGACAGTGCCACTGGATCAAAGTGAAAAACCACAATGTGTTTATTTCGTACGTGACATAAGTAAACAAAGTGAAATTGTAAATTACAGCAAAATATGGTGATACCATGAGTGATCAACAATGGCTGAATCGTGTATACTTGGCCTATACTGTTTACAAAAAAGAAATTTTATATCACGAAAGAACACTAGACGATTTTATGAGATATCTTTTTCGACAATACGGTATAGTATATCCCGAAGATAAGAATGATGAGCAAAACAAACATCAGCGATAAGTTAAGCATAACCAATGAAATGGCTCAGTTGGATAAAAAGAATCGACTGTTCTATGATGAATTAAATGATCAAGAACGTAAAAAGTTCAGTTCATTTTTAATGCTGCGATGGGGCTCGGCTGTATATGGCAGCTCAGATTTGCAGGCATATTATCTAAGAGCGACGAACGAAAATGTCAACATAAACTTTTTTGATCTCAGCCGACATCCTAAACTACAATGGTTATTGTGTACAACTGTAAGCCCGGGATTGGGTATACAAAAACATTGGTATCCATCGGCCGGATCAAAGAAAAAATCTGACCCTATTTTAAAATTTTTGTTATCTATTAGACCAACAGACAAGATCGACGATTTACAGACTCTAATTCAACTCAATGATCGACAACATTTTAAAGATTTGGCAAGAAAGCATGGCTGGTCAGACGAAGAAATCCGAAAAATCTTTGACTAAATTTTCCTGTCAGTACTGCTCTAAAAGTTTCAGTAAAGAAACCACATTGGCCACTCACAACTGCGAAACAAAACGCAGAATAGCCCAACGTAACGAAACTGGTGTAAGATTAGCTCTAAACTGTTTTATCAAATTTTATAATCTAGTGCATCCGACCAGTGCCAGTAAGACCTACGAAGATTTTGTCGGCAGTCCTTACTATTTGGCATTTGTGCGATTTGGAAGATATCTAGAAGAAATTAATGCTATAGATCCAGAAAAATATTGTGATTGGTTATTGAAGAACAATCACAAACTAGATAACTGGTGCAAAGATAGTTTGTACGAACAGTATCTACTAGAATATCTATTATCGGAAGTTGCTGGTCCGGCACTTGAACGCAGTATAGAAACCATGAACAAATGGGCAGATGAAAATTCAGCCAGATATCAGGACTATTTTAAATATGCCACACACAATCGAATTTGTTTTGACGTTCAGCGTGGACGTATCAGTGCCTGGGCTATTTATTGTTCGGAGACTGGAAAAGATTTTTTAAACAAAATAGATACTGCATCTCTGGAATCTATTTGGGCCTATATTGACAGCGAACGATGGTCTAAAAATTTCGAAATAAAACTGCTAGATTTTAATTGGGCACAGAAAATAATGCAACAGGCCGGAATATGAAAATTACTGTAGGCGACATTGACATTGATGTAGCTGATCGAATAGCAGTGCTTGATCGCATTCAACATGTTGCTGCCAGTATAAAAAAGATTGATCAGTCATGGACCAAGCATAATACTGGAATATACGTCACCGATATACCGTCGCACCCAGTGACTGGCATATCAACGATAGACTATCAGGAAGCCGAGCAACGTGGGTACATTAAAATTGATATCTTAAATAACAGTGTTTATTCTCTAATAGAAAATAGACAACAGTTAATTGAATTATCTAAAAAAGAACCAGACTGGCGCAGATTAAAAAACAAAGAATTTTTTGAAAAGATTGTGCATATAGGTAATCACTATAATCTATATC